GGGATTTTTGGATGGATCGTTTGCAGGAGCAGATGCTAATTGACCAACTTGCTTGGTAAGTTCCATTTGCTGTTGTTGTTCCATAGCTTGTGCCTGCTGATCTTGTACTTCTTGTACAGTCTTAACAAGGTTCAGGACATCAATACCTTGTGCAGCTGCAAGACGTTTGATTACTTCTTCAGGATTAACATAGGTCGCAATAGCTTCAGGACCCATGGTCTGAGCAATAGTTGTAAGGAATGCACCCAAGCTTTCACGATCTTGTCCACGACCAAGTGCATTGATACCAGCCACAATGGTTGGCTTCACAAGGTCTTTGGGTAGGCGTGGAATCTGTCCTGTCTTTTGGAATACATTCAGTTTACGATTCAGATAAGGAACCAAGAACTCAACAGTCAGCAAACTAAATAGTCCACCAAGCTGTTGTTCTAGTTCCATCTGTGTCATACGAACTTCTTCAGCAGTAGTTCGTTCGGATTGCCGTACAGAAAGAATGAGGAAAGCCTCACTTAACCGACGTTCAAGAGACTGCATCAGTTCATAAGCAGTCCTGAAGTCAGCAGTTTTACCAACCTGTACAACACCGATGTCATCGGGTCGTCCTTGAATGATAGCACCGTTGCCTGCGTTCGCCAGTGTCTGTGGTTTGGTAGTACTTGAGGGTGATACCACGAAGACGACCTTAGCAGCTGCTGCAGAGCCTTCTACCATTGCCTGAGAGAGTGCTTCAAGAGACTTGAGATCTCCGATGAACTCTTCAACACGACCACGACCATACACCTCACCATCAACAGTGTTGAATCGAAGGACTAGCCAAGGGTTAGCATCCAGTGGTGCTTTACCCATGGAACCAGGAATAACTTTATCTTCGTATTCCTGATACCAAATCATTCGATTGTTATCTCGTTTGATGTGGGTGTAAATGTCTACCTCTTCATCCCGTTCTCCGGGAGGATTATCTATATTATTTGGTTTGATTTCTGGAAGCATTCCACGAAGGAGCTTCTTGTTGATGCGTTCTTTCGTGACTATTTCAAGCACGTTGCCGTTGCCATCACGATCTACGACATAGCGGTTGAGCGGATAGAGTTTTAGATTATCCTTACCCATGAACACAAGTGCATTACCTGCTACCACCAAATGCTTAAGAGCTTGGTGAATAACAACACGATCACTTGATGCTGCAATTGATTCAAGGATAGTTCGTTCAATCTTTGCAAAGCTTAGGTCAAGTTCAGATCTAATCTCAGGTGGGAACTCTTCACCAAGCTTTGTATCATCGAGTTGAAGTTTAAAGAAGCTAGTCTGTGGTGGCAGTAGAGCCAGCATTAACTTTGCTGCCAAGGTTACAACACCTTTTGCTCCAACACTCTGCCAAGGTGTAGGTAGATACCTAGCACCCTTTTGCCACTCTTCTTGTCCACGAATCAAATAGGGCAGTGTAAGATCTGCCGCATCTCTTGCTACGTCTAGAAATTGGGAACGGTCACTGGCTAAATAATCATATCGTTGTTTAGCACTCATTAGTTTTTATTAAGTAATAAAATTAGACAAGACTAGAAAGACCGCCGGAGAGATTCAACATACTCCTGATCTTCAGTCGATTCAAACGGCTAGTGCCAAGTTGAGCCAGACGTAGACGTTGAGCACGACTACGACGACGCTTAATGCCAAGAGCACTGCGTCCAGCTTCAACTGAACCAGTCATCAGACCGCCTTCGACATCCTCTTCCTCTTCCTCCTTCGGAAGAATCGGACCAGTGCCAGTGTCAGCTACAGTTGTGTCAGCAGTAGCTTCAGGCTCTGCAGTAGTAGCTCCGCCACCACCACCACCGCGAGTACCACCAAGCATATCTTTGGTAGCTAGGATTGGTGCACCACTTCCTGTAGCTCCGAGGAAGCGCTGCCCACGTTCAAGTCCAAGACCACGAAGTGCTTGTACATCTTTGCTGCGTGGGTCAAGGGATGAAGGAATGCCTGATCCGCTCAAACCGCCATTTCTGTCTGGTAGTTTATTGTCAAACACACCGCCAAGCAACTGTTGCTCAGGTGTGGCAAGCTGACCTTTTGTCAAACGTCGTTCAGCACTACCTTGAATGCTAGCACCTTTAGCTAGTGCTTTATCAATGGCACGTTCACCAAGTCCAGTAGCAGCCAGATTCATAGCTTCTTGACCGGAAAGGCTGCGACCTACTCGGACTCCACGAATGGTAAGACCTCTACCTTTACGGCGCCTTTGACGTTGGGAGCCGCCGGTTTCTTCTGCACCAGGCGTAGCTGCAGCTGCTGCTTGACTACCACCTTGGTAACCACCAGCTGCTTCCCATTCCGCAAAGCTACGACCGCCGTCAAAGCGACCTGATACAATATCATCTAAGTATTGCTGACCAGCTGAGCCAATAGGGTTTTGAGAATAAGCTTGTTGTCCTCCAGGAAGTCCTGTTTGGTAGGTTTGATACGCACCAGTAGGTGAGTCATAAGGTGTACCACTTACTGCTTGACTGGTTTGTGGTGTAAATCCGCCAACAGTCATTTGTTGGTTTGCCTTTCGTTCTTGACGCCGTTCACGTCGTTCTTGACGCCGTTCACGTCTTTGTTGTCGGTTTCTGTTAGCCATCGTTTTCTAGTCGTTGTTGAATCCACTCTACAACTGAACGTTGACCGGAGCGGTACATGATTACTGACTGTGAGTCATTGGGTGTGGGTGTAACAGGTGGAAAGTTATCCTCCAGTTCTTGGAGGACAGTCTTTAGCTGGAGACCATGGGTCTCAAGCATGTTTAGCGAGATAGGAGATTGCATCTGCCAGTAGTTGAATGCTGTCGTTAAATTGACCTAGACCTACGTTGCATTTATGACACAGTAAGCCACGGTTTTTACCAGTTTCATGTGAATGATCCACACATAACCGAGGAGTAAAGGTTCTACAAATTGCACAACAACCTCCTTGTTCTTCGCACATTTGGATGTAGTCTTCAACCTCTAACTTATACCGTCTCTTTAAGTTATCTCTATACCGTGCATCCACAGCCTTTGAAGGAGACTTAGGCATATTGTGGAAGGTTGGTATTAGCGTGCTCAAAGAAGGCAGGCATCCGTGCTCGCTTGGTGTCAGAAAGTTCGGGAGCCTTACCTTCGTACATCAATCGATCACTGGCATCCAGCCAAAAATTTTTTCTCAGGTATCGTCGGTCAGTATTATTACCTAGTGGTTGCATCACCCAGTTGATAGTTGCCTTACGCAGTTTATCAAGAGAAGGAGAGATATCAAGCCCCAACTCACGACAAACAAGGCTATTGGTAGCAACGTGAACTTGTTCATCTCGACTAATGTCAGCACTTACTGTTCGGAGACCAGCATCACCGTTAAATCGGAAGAATGGCAAGAGAACAAAGAAAATTGCACGTTCGGCAACCAATGCTTTGAGGATTGTGTGATCTGGATGAGCAATCCATGCATCCCGGAGGCGTAGCGCTTCCTCTTCAGCTTGTTGATCAACACCGATAGCGTTGGCGATGTAACCGAGTGCAAGGTCATGGTTTTCTTCGTCCTTGATATTGGACAGAAGGAGATCCCTTGCCATTTCTGGTACTTCATTTTTAAGACCGTCTTTGATAAAATCACCGACTGGGAGTTCCATGTGTCGGATTGCCAAAGCACGGTAGATGGTTTCTTCCGCGCCTTCAGCAAGAGTACCGGCAGTGGTTTGTACTGGAGACCACTTCCGTTTACGATTAAGGAGTTTTTGATAAGGGTTCATTCGCCGCAATTACAATCTGGAGCAGGGTCATTAAGAATCGCATCCAGGTAATCGTTGACTTCCGACTCTTCCAACGCAGCATATGCATTGGATTTATCTTGAGTATCACCCATTACCTGAAGCGAATAATAAAGGGAGGTTTGCGGAGATGCAATCCACTCTTCGATAAACGCTTCATCATAGGTGATCACATCGGACCAACTATTGAAGCTATAACCGTGAAGAAGTCCCGTCTTGTCTAGCATCTTGACGATACCATTTGCCACACTGAAGTAAGCATCCCAGCCAACTTCACTAGCGATTTCTACATCACCATAGTTGTAGCTTTGCACACCAAAGGTTCCCGAATCTCGGTCAACTTGACGTGCGATTGGTGGGGCAATTTCAGGACAGGTGGTGAAGCCATCCAAATCTGTGTAACGATAGCTGCAGGAGGCTGTAGGAGCAATAGCAAATGCTCGATCCATACGATTAGCCTTAGCGATTTCTGCAGCTGCTTGTATGCCCGCCTGAAGCTCTTTGGCAAGCACATAGCCAGCTGTCTGTGAATAAAAACAACCACTATTCACAGCTTCAAGT